TCAGTTGGAGATGATCAGCTCACCCGCGGCCTTGCTCTTGTGCATGCCGCCGATCGTGTATCGGACGCCGACCTCCTGCATGTCGAAGCCCGCGAAGATCCGGCGCACGTCGGGATGATCGTTGATCGTCATCAGGAAGCGCGAGCGCATGGCGCGCATGCGATCCGCCATCAAGGCGAACTGGCTGCGGTCGAACAGATCTGCGCCGTAGAAGCCCTCGGTGCCCAGATAGGGCGGGTCGAGGAACATCAGCATGCCGGGCCGGTCATAGCGGTCGATGAAATCCTGCCATGGCAGCCGCTCTATGACGACGCCTGCGAGCCGTTCATGCAGCTCCTCAAGCACGGGCTGCAGCTTCACCAGGTTGAAGCGCGCACCGCCGTTCGGCACCACGCCGAAGTGACGGCCAGCGACCTTGCCGCCAAAGGCCAGGCGCTGGAGATAGAGGAAGCGCGCGGCCCGCTCGAGGTCGGTCAGCGTTGCCGGGTCAGTGGCCATCAGCCGGTCGAAGCCGGCGCGGCTGGTGACCTGAAAGCGCAGCATGTCGAGGAAAGCGACATAGTGACGCTGGAGTATCCGGAAAAAGGTCGCCACATCCTGTGACCAGTCGTTGATGACCTCCACCGGCGGCCGCTGGGTGCGGCGCAGAAACACGCCCGCCATGCCGACGAACACCTCCGCATAGCCGTCATGCTCGATCGCATCGATGCGCGCGATAACCGGCTTGGCCAGGATACGCTTGCCCCCGACATAAGGGGCAGCGGGATGGACGGGCGGCACCGGCGTCATGGCGACGCGGGCGGATAATTCAGGTCTGGACTCCATGGCATATTGTTCCCTATATGTTCCACGCCGGCAACGGCGGGATGGACCCGGCAAGGATCCGTTGGGCCATGGTGCTCGGGCACCGGCAAATGGCGTTGGGGCGCCATTTCCCCCGCCGCCGGCAGCGCCGGCGGCGGCAAGGATCGTCACCCAGCCTGACCGGACGGCAGATAGGGGTCGAAGTCGATGGCCCGCAGGCCGCCGAGCCAGTCATTGAGCTCTGTCAGGCGCATTTGCAGCGGAACGACTTCATGATCGAAAAAGGTCGCCGCAGCCTCGGCAATGCTGCCAAAGCCGGCATTGTTGGTCGGCACCACGCCGAGCAGTTGCGGCGGCACCCGGTGGGCAGCAAGCATGTCGTCGCGCGAGCAGTTTTTGATGCCCATGAAATCGTCACGGGCCGCGACCTCACTGATCGGGATGACGCTGACGCCGTCCTTCTTTCCCCTGGGGATGTGGAGGAAGAGGTTGCGGAAATTTCCCGGACCCTTGGCATCGCGCATCGCCGTGCGGATGGCATCGCTATCCTTGTTTGAAAGCCCTTCCTCGCCAATATAGAGGATGAAGCCGGCATGGCTGCCGTTGATATAGTAGCGGCGGCGGAACAGCGTTGCCGCTTCGTTGAGCAGGCCGCTTTGCAGCGCGGCATACCATTCGGGTACCCCGTAAATTTCCTGCGCAATGTCGGGCTCGATCAGGTGGAACATGCTGCCTGGCCGGAATTCATGTTCGTCGAGGTTCGGCTGGAGGTAGAAGAAGCTGCCCGGCGCAACGCCGACACGGGTATGGACCGCCGGCGATGGCCGGAGCGCCATGGGGCGGCCATTGAGGCTGTCAATGCGTTCGACATAGGCATTGCCGGTCGCCAGAAAATCCATGACGATGCGGGCGAAATCGAACCTGCCGAGGAGCCGGTTGGGACGGAAGGTCCGCACGAGCAGGTTGCGCTTGAGCGCCATGGCGCTCGAATGATGGGCACTCATCCGCTGCGCCTTGACCAGACCCGACATCGAGATCGGCGGGTGGTACCAGCGGCCCGCGCTGGTCACTTCGAGCAGGGCGAGGATATCGCTGCGGTCAAGGACGCTGACCGCATCGCCAAAGGTGAAGGCGGTCACGTTGGCACCAGCGTCATTGGCGGGGCTGCCATTGGCGCTGGCGAGCGCATCTTGGGTGTCGGGCATCAGCTGAACTCCGTGGTGCTTTGCGCGTCGCCCGCAATCGGGTCGAGCGCCTCGTTGAAAAGGATGTGCATGGTGGCGAAGGCGAGGTCGGCATGGCCGGTATTGCCGCTGCGGCTGGCGACAAAGGTGACGGTCTGGCCGCCGCGGGTGACCTTGGGCCGGATCGCCATGAAGCTGTTGGTAAGGTCGGTCCACTCGGCGGGATATTGGAGCCGCCCGTCGCGAATGACCTTTTTCGCCTTATAGACCATCATCGCCTTGACCTCGGGCGAATAGCGGATCGCGGTGGCGGTCGGAAAGAAGGCGCAGACCAGGCTGTGCACCGCGCTGCCGATGCCGGTCACGTCGATGGCGATGTGGGTGACGAGATATTTGTGCGTCAGCTGACGGATGACATTGGCCTGTTCCTGATAGTCGAGGCCGCGGAAGCGTTTCTTTTCAATCAGGCGGAACTTGCCGCCGGGCTTTAGCGGCGGTGCTGCAACGATAAGCCCAGCATCATCGCCGGTGCCGGTTTCGCCGTTGGGGTCATAGCCGATCCAGACCTCCCCGGCATAGGGGCGTGGGGCGTAGGGCGCAAAATCCTTCCATTCGGCAAAGGCGTCGACCGCACAGCGGCGCATCATTTCGAAGGGAAAGGCACATTCGCTGTCGTCGAGGAACTTGCAGAGGAACAGGAGGTCGAATTCGTCGACGCTGTTTTCAAAGACGAGCTCGTCGCGGTCGACCAGATCACCCAGGCCGCCCGCGATTGCATCATCGATGGTAACGATGTGACGCCAGATGCGGTCATCGCACAGCATCCCGTCCTGCAGCGCGGCATGGCGCGTGTCGATTTTGACCCGGTCACCCTTTGCCCGGCGCTGGTTGAACTTGTCGCCCGACCACATGGGATAGGCTTCGTGCGCGATGACGCTGGGTGTCGAGAAATAGGTCCGGCGATAGCGTTTGTGCGTCGCCATCGCCTGCGCGACCTTGTTGAGCTGATCAAAGCCGTAAATCCAGAAAACCTCGTCGACATAGACGTCGCCATGATAGCCCTGGGCCGTGCGGAAATTGGTGCCGAGAAAATGCATCTCGAACGGCGGCAGGGCATGGCCATCGGCATCGGTGCCGCGCTGGATGACCAGCGGGTTGCCCTTGAGCGAGATGCCCAGTTCGGCCTGCACCCATTCGACGATATATTGGCGGAAGATATTGGCCTGGTTGCGGCTGGCGGAGAGGAATATCTGGTTGTTGCCGGTCTCGAGGCCGTGGATCAGTGCCTCGCGCGCAAAATACCAGGTCGCGCCGATCTGTCGCGATTTGAGGATGAAGCGGGTGCGCCGCGACACATTGGCCCACCAGGTTGACTGGTAGGTGAAATTCTCGGCCAGGAACGCGGACTTGAGCTGTTCCAGACCGGCCTGATCGATCAGGTTTTTGCCCTTGTCCTTCTTTGCCTTGACCTCGGGGCTGTTGCGCGCGGCGATGTTGGGGTTGAGGTCAACCTCATTGCCGCCCTTGCTATATTTGGCGATGCGCGCCGTGCGTTCGAGCTGGCGCGCGAGAAGGTCGATTTCCTTGAAGTCCTGGCCGGTCTTTTTGTCCTTGGCGACCAGCATGCACAGCCGGCATTCCAGCGCATCTTCGACCTTTTCGACGCTCGACGCCTTGTCCCAGCCATCGCGCGCCTTCCAGCTGCTGACCGTTGATACGGGCAGACCCAGCTCCGCATGGATCTGACCGATCGACCAGCCCTGCCAATAGAGCGAGCGCGCCCGCCGCCGCGCATCGACAGGGGTGACGCCGGGCGCACGGATGGCCGTCGATGTTTCCGGCGGGACAAAGGGTGGCGGGTTGGCCATGGCCGCGCACGCTATGCGGTGTCGCCCGCCAACCACCGTGCCGCCTCTTGTATCGCGGCGGGTTTACAGGACAATCACATGGACAGTGGCCGCGCCTTCGTGGCGAGTCCGCCCCGATGACCCAGGCACGTCGGTGCCAGAGACTTTTCGGAGCAGAGCATGGCCAAGTCGAGATTTTTCCGCGTCGCCGTCGAAGGGGCAACCGTCGATGGGCGCACCATCGACCGCAAATGGCTCGAAGAAATGGCGGCCAGCTATAACCGGCAAACCTATGCCGCGCGCGTCAACCTCGAACATATCCGCGGCGCATCGCCGCTGAGCAATCAGACGCCGTTCGGGTCCTATGGCGATGTCCTGGCGCTCAAGGTCGAGGAAATCACGCTGTCGATTGGCGGCCAGGACCAAAAGCGACTGGCCTTGTTCGCCGAAATCGAGGCGCTCGAACCGCTGGTTGCCCTGGTCGCTGCCGGCCAGAAGCTGTACACGTCGATCGAAATCAACCCCAGCTTTGCCGACACTGGCAAGGCCTATCTGATGGGCCTCGCGGTCACCGACAGCCCGGCCAGCCTCGGCACCGAGATGCTGGAATTTTCGGCAAAAATGGGCGCGAATTCCCCGCTGGCCGCGCGCAAGCAACAGCCCGGCAATTTCTTTTCGGTCGCGTCCGAGGCGGCGATCGACCTGGTTGACCCCGATCAGGCCGACCCGACGGGCATCCTCGCCGCGATAAAGGGGGCCTTTGCCCGCTTCACCCCCGCCGCCGATGGTGGTGCCCAAAACCCGCCAGGGGGCCCGGCTGCCAACAACGGTCAACCGCAGGGCCAGCCGCCGGCACATGGCGGCACCGACACGGGTCACAGCGCCAGTGGAGGCGATTTTGCGGCGATCGGGCTGATGATCGGGCAGATGGCCGGTGCCATCGACAAGCTGGCGACGGCCAATGCCGCCCAATTGTCGACCATCGGCGCGCGGATCGACAAGATCGAGGCGTTGCAGGCCAACAGTGTCGCGCCGGGTCAGAACCACCGCCAGCTCGCCGTCGCACTCACCAACGGGTCGGTCGAAACCGACTGCTGACCCCCGCCATCCACCAACCCCCGCCGATTTGCCGCCAAGGAACAGACAATGCGCAACGACACCCGGAACCTCTTTACCGCCTATTGCACCCGGCTCGCGCTGCTCAATAGCGTTGCCAGCGTCGCCGCCACCTTTGCGGTCGCACCCGCGGTCGAGCAAAAGCTCGAGGAGATCATCAAGCAGGGCAGCGAATTCCTGCAGCTGATCAACATCACCCCGGTGACCCAGCAGTCGGGCGACAAGGTTGGCCTGGGCACGACCCGGTCGATTGCAGGCCGGACGGATACGGCGGGCAATAACCGCCGCCAGCCAAGCGACCCGACCGACAGCAGCCTGAAAGATCAATATTTCTGCACCAAGACCGATTATGACCATGCGATCGGCTATCCCAAGCTCGACGCCTGGCGTCATCGTCCGGAATTCCAGACGACGCTGCGCGACGCGATTGCCAAACAGCAGGGCCGTGACCGCATCATGATCGGCTGGAACGGCACCTCGCGCGCGGCACAGACCGACCGCGTGGCCAACCCGCTCCTCCAGGACGTCAACATCGGCTGGCTGCACAAAATCCGCACCAATGCACCGGCGCAGGTGTTGAACGACGGCGCGCTGACCGCCGACCCGACCAAGGCAATCTATGTTGCCAATGGCGAGGGTGTCGAGTTGCTCAACCTCGCCGGCACCAATGCCGCGACGGCCGACGCGGATTATGCGAACCTCGACGCGCTGGTCCTCGATGCGAAAAACCTGCTGCCCGAGTGGCACCGCGGCGACACCGAGCTGGTGGTCATCGTCGGTCACGAGCTGCTGGACGACAAATATTTCAACATCGTCAACCAGACCGGCGACAAGGCCACCGAGGTTGAAGCGGCCGACCGCATCATCCGGTCGGAAAAGCAGCTGGGCGGACTGCCGGCCATCCGTGTGCCGTTTTTCCCGGCCAATGCCCTGCTGATCACCCGGCTGGATAACCTCAGCATCTATTGGCAGGAGGAAACGCGGCGCCGGATGCTCAAGGATGAGCCCGAATATAACCGCATCGCCAATTATGAATCGGTCAACGAGGATTTTGTGGTCGAGGATTATGAACTCGCCGTACTGGTCGAGAATATCGTCCGCGCACCCAAGCCCGCATAATGCCGGAGCGGCTGTGAAGGCGGTTCTGCCATCCGGGGCGGGCCGTCCGGAGCCATAACCGCAGGGGGCAGTGCCGGATAGCTGCCCCCGCCCAGGAGCCCGCATATGAGCCTTGCCCGCCGCCACCAGGCCCGCATCCATGCCGCCAGCATCGCCGCTGCGATGCCCAATGCCCCGGCCCCGACGCCGGCATTGACCGAACGGGCCGCGCTGTTGCAGCAGCTGGGCGAGGATCTGCGCACCCTGTCTGAAATCCAGTCGGTTGAACGCAAGATCGAGGCGAAGCGGACAATGGTCGCGCGCTATGCCGATTGGTGCGCCGGTGCCATTTCTGCCGCACCCGCCCAGCCCGGCGAGCAAGACGACCTGTTGACGACTGTAATGATCTGGCTGATCGACATCGGCGACTGGCCCCGCGCGCTGGCGATCGCGGCCTATGTGCTGACCCACGGCATTGCGCTGCCCGAACGGTACAAGCGCACCCCCGGAACGCTGGTTGCCGAAGAGGTCGCGGCCGCATCCCTGGCTGATGTAGAGGCGGTCGATTTTCCAACGCTGGCTGCCGCCGCATTGCTGACCGATTCCCACGACATGCCCGACCAGGTCCGGGCAAAGCTGGCCAAGGCCGCAGGCCGCCGCCTGCATCATGACGCCGCGCATTTCGACAGCGAAGCACCAGACGCGGTTGCGGGTGGAAAAGCCGCTCTGCTGGATGCCGCGATCGCGGCGATGCGCCGCGCGCTCAAGCTCGATGAAAAATGCGGGGTCAAAAAGGACATTGAAACGATCGAGCGCGAGATCCGCAACCTCGCGCCCGCCACCTGACGCCCCACGGCGCCGAGGGGGCGGACAGAGCGGCACCGGTCCCAGGGCCGGTTGCTGCCTCTCTCCTCACCCCCTCACTTATCTTGAGAGGAGCCCGTCATCTCCGGCTTTGTCGCCACGCCGCCCGCCCCGCACAGCCCGGCCGACGCGACGGTCGAGGCCGATGGCTGGTGGCCGCCGATCGACGTCAACCGCGTGCGCGATGCCATCCGCCTGCGCGGAGACGTGCCGCACGAGCGGCTGGTCGCGGCGATCGAGGGTGCTATCATCAGCGTGATGCAGGATCTGGCGGGCTGGCAGATTGACCGCATAGGCGAAAGTGAAGGCGCGGCGACTCTGGCCAGCATCGACACCGACCAGATTGCCGGTCGCGGCCGCATCGCGCTGCTCTGGGAACGGGCGGTCCGCTTTGCCGCCGCCGCCGAACTGACCGAGATGGCCCGCGACATGAGCGTAACCAATGATGCGGCGCAGCGGCTGGAGGACGAAGTCCCGGTCGCGGCAGAGATGCGGCGGCTGTCGATCCTCGCCGTGCGCGACATATTGGGCACCACCCGCACCGCCGTGGAGCTGATCTGATGGCGGTGGTCGCGGCCATGGCCGGCGAAACGCTTGATGCGGTGGTCTGGCGGGTGATGGGCAGCGTCGCCGGGCTGGTCGAGCGCGTGCTCGAGGACAACCCGCATGTCCTCGCCGCCGTCACACTCAGCGAAGGCGCGCTGATCAATCTGCCCGACAGTGCGCCCGAATCGGCCCGCCCGCGGGCGATGATCAGGCTGTGGGATTGACCGCCATGGGTGACCTTACGCGCAATTTTTCGCTCGACGAATTTCTGGTGTCCTCAAAGGCCGATGCGCTGGGAATCAGCAACCAGCCGACGCGCGACCATCTTTGGCGGATCCGGACCCATACCGCGCCGGGCATGCAGATCATCCGCGATGTGGTCGGGCGGGCTATCATCATCACCAGCGCCTATCGCAATCCGGCGGTCAACCGGCTGGTCGGCGGCACACCGACGAGCGCGCATCCGATGGGCTACGCCGTCGATTCCCGCGCCGCCGGGCTGTCGGCGCTGGCCTATGCGCGCATCATCGAAAAGGCGATGCAGCCCGGTGGCCCGCTGCATGGCAAGGTCGATCAACTCATTCTCGAAACGAGCCGCCGCATCGTCCATGTGTCGTTCGATCCACGAGCGCGCGGGCAGGTGATGACGCAAAAACGCGGCGCAGGGACGCCATTTCAGCAGGGGCTGGTGCCATGACGCGCGACTGCCTGGCCGCGCTGCGGGCGGTTGCGATGCCGATCCTGCTGGCGATGATATTTTGCGCCGTCCTCGCCATCCTGTTCGACAAGGGTGTCCTGTGATCGTCCCGCCGTGGGTCTATGCTGCCTGTGGGCTGGGATTGTTGGCGGCTGGCTTTGCCGGTGGATGGACGGTGCGCGACTGGCGCTGCGACGCTGCCGAGCTGCGCCGCCTCGAAGCACAGCAGCGCGCCGAGGCGGTTTCGCGCAAGGCGGGGGATGACGCGGCGGCGGGCTTTGAAGATCAGCGCGCCGCGATCGATGCGACCCATCAGCGCCTGCGCACCGAAATCCGGGAGATTTACCGTGAAGTTCCTGTCCCTGCCCATTGTACTGTCCGCGATGATGCTGTTGACGTCCTGCAGCGGGCGCGTGACGCCGCCAACCGTGCGGCCGCCGGTGAGTCTGTTGGTCCGATGTCCGCCGCTGCCGCCGCTGCCGCAGCCGATGACCGACCCTGACCGGGCCGATTGGGAACGCGACATCATGGCCGCCTATGCGCTCTGCGCGGCGCGAGTGGTGGCGTTGATCAATGCGGTCCCGCCGCCGGGCGTTGAGTGAGCCGAGCGATGCAGAAACCTGCTGATCTTCGCGCCCACCTGGTCGCCCGCCTGCCCGAACTGGAGCGTGACCCGGAACGGCTGAAAATGTGGCTCGACCGGGGCACGATCCGCGCCACGCAAAGCGCCGGCCATGGCTTTGTCTATGACTATACGCTCAACCTGGTCGTCACCGACTGGACCGACCACCCATCCATCCTGATGGTCCTGATTCTCGACTGGCTGCGCCGACATCAGCCGGATCTGATCGCGAGTTCGGCTGCGCCCGGATTTTCATTCGAAGCCGACATCATCGACAAGGATGTCATCGACCTGTCGATCGACCTGGCGCTGAGCGAGGTCGTGACCGTGGCGCGCCGGGTCGATGGCGGTTTTGACATGGAGCATCAGGTCGAGCCCGAGACGATGTTCCCCGACGATCTGCCGATCGTCGATGGCGACCCGACGCTGACCGAGCTGTGGTGGCGCGGCGAGCGGGTGTTGCCGCTGCCCGACGGACCATGAAGCGGGCGCACGACTATGGCTGATAATTTCGTCGCGCTCGACCGCTGGATGGGCAGCATGATCGCCCGCCTGCGCACCGGGCAGAGGCTGCGCATGGCGCGGCGTATCGGTATAGCCCTGCGCCGTGCCAATGCCGCGCGCATCACGCAGAATGTGACCCCCGAGGGCGAGGCGATGGAGCCGCGCAAAAAGCGCACCGCCGAACAGCGCCGCGCTGATGCCCGCAAGGGCCGGGTGCGGCGCAAGGGCAGGATGTTCCCGAAAATCCGCCTGGCCCGCAAAATCCGCATCAAGACCAGCCCTGACGAGGTTGTGCTGGGCTTTCAGCCGCAGGCGGCGCGGACCGCGTCGGTCCACCATTTCGGCCTGCGCGACCGGGTGGCACGGTTTCGCGGCGCGCCCGAGGTCCGTTACCCGTCGCGGCCATTATTCGGCTTTGGCCCGGGCGATGACGATGAGGCCATGGCAATCATGATGGACCAGCTCGCCAACGGCGGCTAGATCTGACCGATGATGAAGCGCTGGCTGATCAGGATCGAGATCGTCGTCCTTGCCCTGTTGACCGTCGCGGGGCTGGCTGCCAGCACCGCCACGCTCCGCGCACTCTTGTAAACCCGCCGCGATACAGGACCGACCGGTTGCCCGGTCGCCGTCCCGGCACATGGTCCGGCAATGCCTTCGTCCATTGCCAGCTCAACCGCGATCGACCTGTCGCGCCTGCCGGTCCCCGACATTATCGGCGAGCTCGATTATGAGGCGGTGCTGGCTGCGCTGATCGCCGACTATCAGACGCGCTTTCCTGACTTTTCCGCGACGGTCGAGTCCGAACCGGTGATCAAGCTGCTCGAGGTTGCCGCCTATCGCGAAACCGTGCTGCGCGCGCAATTCAATGCGCGGGCCAAGGGCGCGATGATTGCCTATGCCGCCGGCACTGACCTCGACAATCTGGCTGCCCTCTATGCCGTCACCCGGCTCGAGCTGGCCCCGGCTGACCCCGGGACCGGCGCAGCGGCGCAGATGGAGAGCGACGAGGCGCTGCGCGCGCGGATCCTGCTCGCCCCCGACAGCTTCACGGTCGCCGGTCCGGCCAGCGCCTATATATTTCACGCGCTGTCGGCATCGGGCGCGGTGCTCGACGCATCGGCAACGTCGCCCGAGCCCGGCGAAGTGGTGGTCGCCATTCTCGCCCGTCCCGATGAGGCCAATCCGTCGGGCGCGGCTTCGCCAGAGCTGGTCGCGCTTGTCGGGGATGTCCTGTCGGCCGACACCGTACGACCGTTGACCGACCATGTCGTCGTCCAGTCGGCCGAGATCAGCCCATTTGCGATCGACGCGGCGCTGACGCTGTTCGCCGGCCCCGACGCCAACCTGATCCGCGACACGGCGATTGCGTCGCTCGATTCCTGGTTGGCGGCAAACCGTCGCCTCGGCCGTGATGTCCCCCGATCGGCACTGATCGCGGCGCTGCATGTCGCCGGGGTGCAGCGGGTCAACCTGATCGCGCCGGCGGCGGATATCGTCATCGCGCCGACCGGCGCGGCCTATGCCGAAACGATCAGCGTCACCGTCGTCGGAACTGACGAATGATGGTCAGCATCCTCCCCCCCAACAGCCTGCCGCTCGAACGCGCACTGGAATCGGTCATCGCGGAGCGTTTCGGTATCCCCGTCGATGTTGCAGCCTTGTGGAATCCACAGACCTGTCCAGCGGAATTGCTTCCCTGGCTCGCCTGGGGCCTGTCGGTCGATCTGTGGGACGCAGACTGGAGCGAGGCGGTGAAGCGCGCTGCCATCGCGGACGCCATCCCCTTTCAAAAGCGCAAGGGCACGCCGGCGAGCCTGCGCCTCGTGCTCGACCGGTTTGACCCGCTGATCCGGCTGGTCGAATGGTTCGACGCCAACCCCGCCATGGATCCGCACCGGTTCCGGCTGGAGCTGCCGCTGCCCGATGAAAGCGACGTGACCTATGATGAGGCGCTGGTTGCCGCGCTGCTGCGCGACATCGCAGCCGTCAAGCCCGTCCGATCGCATATGGAGGCGGTGTTTGCCCTGACTGCCGCGACCGAGGCAGCGCTGGTCGCCGCAGCACAGCCGGCCACCGTGTCCCGGCTCGACATGGCTGCCGACACCGACATCGAGCCCGCCTGGGCGACGTACCTCACCACTGAAATCGGCGAACCCATCCTGTCGCAGGATGGTGCGTTCTTGGAGACCGTCTGATGCCGGCATTGCAGCTGATGATCACATCGGCGGGCCTCGACGCGCTCGTTGATGCCCAGGCCGGCACGACCGACCCGATCAGCATCACCGAGCTGGGCATCGCCGATGCCAGCTTTGTTGCTGCCCCGACGCTCGAAACCTTGCCAAACGAGATCAAAAGGATCGAGGCAATTGCAGGCCAGTCGGTGTCAGAAAATGTCATCCACATGGTCGCGCAGGACGGCAGCGCCGACATTTATTCGGCCTATGGCATCGGCCTTTATCTGACCGACGGGACATTGTTCGCCGTCTATTCTCAAGAAGACGCCATCGTCACCAAAGTGTCGATCGCCGCAGTCCTGATCGCCTTTGACGTGGCCTTTTTTGACGCGGTCGATACCGCGATCGAGTTTGGCGACGCCACATTTTTGATGCCGCCAGCGAGTGAGACGGTGAAGGGCGTCGCCGAGCTGGCGACAGAGGCTGAGGCGGATGCCGGCGTCGATGCCGAGCGGATCATGACGCCGGTCCGGGTCAAGCAGGTCATCGACGCTGCCAGCGCCGTGCTGACCGCCGCCTATACCGCCGCGATCGCAGCATCGGCAGCTGCCATCACGGCCGCCTATACGGCGGCGGTCGCGGCCCTCAGCGCAGCGGTGACCGCACTCGAAGCACGATCGATCACCGGTGGCGGGCTCGCCAGTGGCGGCGGCACGCTCGCCGCCGACCGTGTCATCAGCGTGACCGCGGCAGGCGGGGATGTGGCCAACCCTGCGGTCGCCAACAAGGCGGTGACCCCGGCGGATCTGTGGAGTTTTGCGGGGAGCGCCGGCGGTACCGGCTATTTCCAGATCCCCGGCACCAAATATTGGGTGATGTTCGCGAGCGGCGTGGTCGGCGCCAATGCAACGACCAATGTGGCATTCCCGGCGACGTTTCCGACCTCGGTCGCCTTTGTCGCGGTAAATGGCGGGCGGACCGACCTCGCCGCGCAAGACAATGACCCCTTTGCCTCGGCCTGGACCAATAGCGGCGCGACGATTTTCAACGCCGGCGACGTGTCGGTCTCCTTTCAGATCATGGCCATCGGTTTTTGACGGAGGCGCGCACGATGACATCTGCGATCTATTTCCAGCCCGAAAGTGCCACATTCGTTGACCTGCGCCTGTCGGGCAGCGACGTGCCGCCCGGGGCGATCGCGATCAGCGCCGCGCTGCACCGAAAATTGCTCGACGGCCAGGCCGAAGGCGGGCGCATCGTCGCCGGGCCCGACGGGCGGCCGCGACTGCACCTGCCCGCAGCGAGTGAGCGGCGAGCCGCCCTGCGCAAGGCGATCCGCAGCGAAGCGCAACGCCGATGCCTCACTGTCTCGCCGCTGTGGCGGCAGATCAATGACCTCAGGCTGCCCAGTGCGGCGGGCGACCGGCGTTTTGCCAGGATCGATGCGATCCGCGCCGCATCGGCCGAGATCGAGGCGGCGGCAGCGACGCGGACGGCGAGCGAGATTGACGATTTTCCGGTGCGCGACCACCCGATTTGGCCAAAGGACTGAGCGATGAAGATTAGCGACCTGCCATTGGCTGCGGCGCCGACCGGCGATGAAACGGTCGTTGCTGTGCAGGATGGCGACACGGTGAAGGCGTCGATGAATGCACTGCTGGCCCCGGCGCTTGCCACTGCCCAGGATGCGGCCGATGCTGCGGTCGCGGCCCAGCAGTCGGTTGCCGACCAGGTGGCGGCGATTTCGCCCGACTTGGCAACGGTGGCCGGCGCTGCGGGCGACATAGCGACCACCGTGGCCAATTTGCCGGCCATCCTCGACGCACCGGCGCAAGCCGCCAACGCTGCCGCTTCGGCTGCTGCGGCTGGCTCGGCCATTACGATCTACGGACTTGGCGCTCCGGACGCAGTAACTGGTGGCGTCGATGGCAATGACTATGTCGATACGACCACGCAGCGACGTTATGGTCCCCGCGCTGCCGGCGTCTGGCCAACTCGCTTTGTCGAGCCGCGAAACGTCGGGCTGTTCGAGGATTGCACCGTCGTTTTCATGATGGGTCAATCCAACGCCGATGGCTGGTCGACTGACCCGCAGAACACCACGGCAATGACGCTGGGTTACGGTTACGAGTATTATCACGACCGGGGGGGCTTCGGCACGGTCTTGCCGCTTGGCAAAAACCGGCTAGGGCGGACACAGGGCGGGCCGCAATGCGCCTTTGCACAGACATGGGCGGCTGGCGGCGGCGGGCCGTGCATCTTTGTCGATTGTGCGGTTGGCGGCTCGTCGATGCTCTCTGCCTATAAAACCACGCTCACGGGCGCACCGAATGTGCCGAACCTTTCGGGCGGCACATGGGATCAGGCCGACGCCGACAACCTCTATACTCGCTTCATCCGCGATCATATGCGCTTTGCGCTGGAAGAAATCCGAAGGCTCGGCTTTCGGGTGCGCAAACAGGTCGTCTATTGGTCGCAGGGGGAACAGGACGCGCTCGGCTCTTCGTCACAGGCGGCGCACGAGGCCCCTCTGGGCGCATTTCTGCGACGGCTCAAGCTGGACTTTCCAGACACCTGGTTCCTGATCGAGAATCTTGGCGAGAACAGCACCGGCGGACCGACCCCGGGTGCTGCGAATGTGCGCGCGGCGCAGGTCGCGGTGGCGGCTCTGCCGGAGTTCTCCCCGTGGGTGAAAATCTGTTCGACGCTCGCGGTTGGCTTCGGCCCGTCCGATTATGCCGACACGCTCCACTACAACCAGAACGCCTATAATAGCCTCGGGTCGCAAATGGCGTCGCAAGGGCTGACGTTCACCAAGTCCAGCGGGCTGTTGGCCGTTCCCGGCACCGCGAAAGTCAACGACATATTGGCAAACATGCCGCCGGTCGGGGGTTGGTATCGAATGCGGGTGCAAACCAGCGCCAACGGCGCCTGGGGGATACAGCTCTACAGCGACCCGACGACCCCCTATGGCGGGACGTGGTATGACGGTAGCGGTGCGCTCGGGGTCACCGGGGCGGACGCTGCACAGATCGTTAGCTGGTCATGGCCGAACGGCAACAGCAAATGGGTGTGGCTCTATGTTCACGTCTCGACCGGCGCGTCGTTGAACCTCGTCGGCCAGTCGAACAGCGCACTCACCGACATGCAGGTGATTGACGAAGGTTTCCCGCTTAACACCGTCAATTTCGGGTCCAGCGGGGCGATGGCGAACGGGTTTAACCTATCAAACGCCGATATCTATCGCTTCTCCAACACAACACTACGCGATTTGGGTATCAGCGCCTCGTCACCGTCATTCGGTGGCTCGACGTTCACGTCGACGCTGCTATCGAAACTGACCGGCCTTACCGCCATTCGCGTCGGAAGAACGCCAACGGTGGTGAACCTCGACCTGACGTTGACGCCCAATCTCGTGACCTTCACGCAGAATGCGAGCGGATTGTCGGTGTCGCAGGTCAACACGATCCTGACGCAACTCGACGCCAACGGGAAGTCGAACGGCAATGTTCAAGTCAACCAGTATCTGGCCAGCTTCTATGCCGCCTCTCCGCCATCCGGTGCAGGAGCAACAGCAAAGACCAACCTCCAGGCCAAGGGTTGGACGGTAACAACGGATTAGGAGAAATATCATGCCCAGCAAAAAAGACGCCATCGCCGCCGTTCAAGCCAAAGCGCTGCGCCATGCCCAGACATTGCAGGTGCTGGAGCAGCGTTTCGGCACGATCCCCGATTTTGCCGCTGCGTCCCAATCGTTCCGCGATCTGCTTGCCGAAATCGGCGCATTGAGCGGCTTGTTCGACAAGGGCGCGCTGGCCCGTATCGACCGCGATGCACCGGCTGCGCGGGAGGGTGTCGACATGCTGACCGATGACGATGCGGATTGAACGGCATGAGCGCGGTCGCCGACAACATCATCGCCTACATCGCCGAACGTGAGGCGATTGTGGAAGGGCGGGTCAAAGCATGGTTGACCCGTCAAATGCTGGTGCAGTTGGTGGCCGCTGTCCCTGTCATTTTCCTGCTGGGCATGATCGCGGCCGACGGGCGGGCGGGCCTCGCGTTGTTGCGCGAACAGGCCGCCGAATTGGACCGGCGCGGCAACTGGATGAACGAGCGCGAGCGGTGGGAGCAGGCCATGGAGACATGGGCGGTGGATGAAGGTTTCGTCCCCCCGCGCTACCTGTCGCAGCGCGAAGTCAATCAACGTCGAGGTGAGCCATGAAACTGCTGAAAGACCTGCTTTATGCGCGCGGCAACAGCCATCTGGACATCGCCCGCCTGTCGTCGCTGGTGTCGATCATCGCGTTTTGGAGCGGTGTGCTGTGGTTGCTGCACCTGAAAGGCGAATTCAGCCCGACCGAGGTTGGTGCAGGCTGTGCGGCCATCATGGCAGGCGCGGCGGGATGGATCCATTTTCGTCAAAAAAATGAGGGTGACAACCATGAGTGATTTTGTCCTGGGCCTGTCCTGCCGCCGCGAATTGAACGGCCAGTCGCAGGCGATGCAGATGATGGCCGACCATCTGGCCAGATCCAGGCCGGACAATGCGGGCAAAGCCGGTGAAGGTGACGCGCCTTGAGCGCGGAGCGAGGGCGATCATGATGATCGGCGCACCTGCGCAGGACCCGCGCACCGAGGAAGGGCCGTTCGACCCCGCCGAATTGATCCGCATCGGCACGGTCGACAGCGTCAACCTGGCCGAGGCGACGTGCATCATCGCGATTGACGCGCTGACCACCGGGCCGATCCGCTGGATGGAGCTGCGCGCCGGAGCGACCAGAACCTGGTCCCCGCCATCACCGGGCGAGCAGATGCTGTTGATCTGCCCCTATGGCGAGCTGGCCGGGGCGGTGGCGGTGCGCGGCATCATGTGTGATGCCTTCCCGGCCGCCGGCAGCACGCGTGAAGAAATATTATTGTTCGGCGACGGCGCGCGCATCGCCTATGACCCTGATAATCATAAGCTGACCGCCACCTTGCCGGGTGGATCGAGCATCGATGTCACAGCCGACCAGATCAGCATCACCGGCGACGTCAGCATCACCGGCGACGTCAGCATCACCGGCGACGTGACCGGCAGCGGGACGATAACCGGCCAGACCAACGTCATCGGTGGCGGCAAGTCGCTCAAGACGCATAGCCATAGCGGTGTCATGGCAGGCGGTGCACTGAGCGGTCCGCCGGCCTGACGGTCCTGTAAACCCGCCGCGATACAAGAGAGGGGGCTGGCATTGCGCCCGCGATGTGGCGCAGCCCTTGCGCCATGATCGGCATGTCCCGCCAAACCGGTGCCGCGCTGGATGGCAGCGCCCATCTCGCCCAGTCCATCGGCGATATCATCACCACGCCTATAGGGTCGCGGGTCATGCGGCGCGACTATGGGTCATTATTGTTCGAGCTGATCGACCGCCCGCTCAACGCCGCCACCCGCCTGTTGCTCTATTCCGCCACCGCGCTCGCGCTGTCGCGGTGGGAGCCGCGGATCCGGCTGACCCGCGTCCGCTTGTCGGCCGCGGGGGCGGATGGTGCGGTTGCCATCGAGCTCGAGGGCGTACGGCTCGACAGCCCCTCTGCCGGAAACAGCCTGTTCCAGCTTTCCATTCCGCTTGTTGCCTGAAGGATTCGCCATGCACGGTATCAAAATCAACGAACCGCTCACCGGGACCCGCCCCATCGTCGCGGCGAGCCTCGCCATTATCGGCCTGGTTGCGACCGCGACGGCCGCCGCCGGTGCCCCTGCAGCCGCGCTCGACGCTGCATTTCCTGTCAATACACCGGTCCTGGTCAGCGACGTCCGTGCGGCGCTGGCCAAGGCCGGGACGGGCGGGACGCTGGGTCCGGCACTGGCGGCGATCGCCGACCAGACGAGCCCGTTGATCGTGATCGTCCGCGTCGAGGAGGGAGCAGACCAGGCGGAAACCGACGACAATGTGATCGGCGCGGCGACCAGCCCCAATTATACCGGGCTGCACGCGCTGCTCGCGGCCGAGGCGCAGCTCGGCATCCGGCCGCGCATCCTGGCTGCGCCGGGGCTGGATACCCAGCCGGTCACCACGGCGATGGTGACGGTCGCGCAGCAGCTGCGGGCGATGGTCTATGCCAACGCCGTTGGCGATGACGATGCCGATGCCCTGACCTATCGCGCTAATTTCGCGGCCAGGGAACTGATGCTGATCACGCCCGATTTCACAGGCGATTTCGCCGGCGATGCGATTGCCCGGGCTGTAGGCCTGCGGGCGCTGATCGACCAGAATGTCGGCTGGCACAAGACGCTGTCCAACGTGCCGGTCAATGGCGTCACCGGTATCAGCCGCGACATTCATTTCGACCTGACCGACGGCAATACCGCCGCCGGCGCGCTCAATGCCGGCGACATCACCACGATCGTGCGGATGAACGGATTCCGGTTCTGGGGCAACCGCACCTGTTCGGACGAGCCGCTGTTCGCGTTTGAATCGGCGGTCCGCACCAGCCACGCGCTGCAGGACGAGATTGCCCGCGGCATTGCCTGGGCAGTCGACAAACCGATCACCGCCAGCCTGATCAAGGACGTCATCGAAACGATCAATGCGCGCTTTCGCCAACTGTCGGCAGAAGGGCGAATCATCGACGGCCGCGCCTGGTATGACCCGGCGCTCAACAGCAATTCCAACCTCGCCGCCGGGCGCGTGGTCATCGACTATGACTATACCCCGACTGCGCCAGCGGAGGAGATCACGCTCAATCAACGGATCACCGACCGCTATTATGGCAGTTTCGCCGACCAGCTGGACGGCTGATCGCGCGCTCTAACCCCTATTGACGAAAGGCCGGGCTGATGGGTTTCCCTTCCAAACTCAAGAACATGAACGTCTTTAATGACGGCAACTCCTATCTCGGCCTCGCGACCGAAGTGATGCTGCCCAAATTGTCGCGCAATTTCGAAGAATACCGCGCCGGCGGCATGGACGCACCCATCAAGGTCGATATGGGCGGCCAGGTCATGGAGCTGGAAACCAAGCTGGGCGGCATGGTCGTTCACGCCATCCGCCAGTTCGGCGAGACACGCCACGATGCTGTGATGCTGCGCTTTGCCGGTGGCTACCAGGATGATTCGACCGGCGTCGTGATGCCGGTCGAGGTCGTGGTGCGCGGGCGGCATGAGGAAATCGACATGGGCACCGCCAAGCCCGGCGAAGGCACCGAGCATAGCGTGAAAAGCGCGCTCAGTTACTACAAGCTGGTGATCAACGGCCGCACCGAAATCGAAATCGACGTGCCCAACATGAAATTCGTCGTCGATGGCGAGGACCGGCTGGCCGCACAGCGCGCGGCGATCGGGCTCTAACCCGCTGTGCCCGGGCGCGTCGTGCGGGGGCGTCCGGACAGGTCGGGCAGCGACCCAACACCCGCATCAGGAACAGGCAGACCCCGCATGGCCGACGACAAGACCCAGCAGTTTACCGATGTGCCGCTCGAAGAGCCGATCATCCGTGGCGATGAGCGGATCAGCAGCCTCAGGCTGCGCAAACCCAAGGCCGGCGAGCTGCGCGGCCTGTCGCTCCAGGACATATTGCGCGCCGACGTCGGCGCGATGATTGCGCTGTTGCCCAGGATCAGCGAGCCGAGCATCACCGACCAGGAAGCGGCTGATCTCGACACCGCGTCGCTGGCCGAATGCGCGGGAGCAATCACCGGTTTTTTTCTGACATCGGATCAGCGGGCAATGATGATGCAAATGATGTCGACGAGCTCATTGCCGACATCGCACTGATTTTTCACTGGCCGCTGTCGCAGCTGGCGGGGCTCGACCTCAATGATCTGGTCAAATGGCATCGGCTGGCCGTCACCCGTTACAAGAGGATGCATGAGGGTCGACGATGAACAACCGCCTGTCGCTGATCGTCCAATTTACCTCGATCGACAAATTGTCGGGCGCGCTGCGCAATATCATGGGGCTCGGCCGCAATGGCGCTGGGGCGCTGCGCGACCTGCAGCGCGAGGCCGGGCGGCTGAAGCGCGAGATGATCGAGGCCGGGCGGGCGATAGAGGCAGGCAGCGGCAATGTCACGAGCCTGATCAACCGTGAACGCGCGCTGGCGGCCGAGCTGGCCGGGGTCAACCGCCAGCTGGCACGGCAGCGCAACCTGCTCGCCATCGATGCCCGCGCCGATGCGCTGCGCCGGCGCGGCCAGGCGTTGCAGCAGCGCGGCGTCGAGAATGTCACGAGCGGCGCTACGTTGCTGGCTCCACTCATCCTCGCGACGCGCGCTGCGGGGCAATTTTCCAGCGGTATGGTCGACCTCCAGCAAAAGGCGGCTTTGACCAACCGGCAGACCGACCTCCTCGCCAGTTCCATCCTGCGCGCCGCCGCCGCGGCCCGGCAAATGCCCGAGGATCTGCGCGCCGGGGTCGATGTGCTGGCGGGGTTCGGGCTCGACCCGCGCACCGCGGCGGCAATGATCGGCCCGATCGGGCGTCTGGGCACGGCGATGAAGGTCGATATTGCCGACGGTGCGGCGGCGGCCTTTGCCAATATGCAGAATCTGCGGGTGCCGTTAAGCGACACGGCCCGCGCGCTCGACATCATGGCCAGCGCCGGAAACGCCGGCGCGTTCGAAGTGCGTGACATGGCCCGCCATTTCCCCGGCCTGACGGCCCAGCTCAACGCCCTGAGCGAGAGCGGGCTCGGGGCGGTCGGCAATTTGTCGGCGGCCCTCCAAATGGCGCGGCGCGCGACCGGCACGTCGGATGAAGCCGCGACGAATGTCCAAAACCTGCTGGCGAAGATCAATTCGCCGGCGACGATCCGCGCTTTCGAACGCAATTTCGGCGTCAACCTGCCCGCCGCCATGGCGCGGCTGCGGGCCCAGGGGATGGATACGTTCGAGGCGATTGCCACGGTGACGCGCGAGGCGACCGGCGGCGACCTGTCGCGGCTCGGCTTTGCATTTGAGGATATGCAGGCGCAGTCGGCCATCCGGGCGATGATCATGAATCTGGAGGACTATCGCCAGGTCCGCGACCAGGCACTGGCCGGCGGCGGCACGGTGGACCGCGCATTCAACCAGCGGCTGGCGCGCGACGCGACGGTCCAGTGGCGCGCGTTCATGGGCAGCATTTCGCAGCTGGGCATCGTGCTCGGCACGACATTGCTGCCGGCGATGACCAACGTGGTCAGCCAGTTGACCGGAGCGGTGCAGTGGATCGGTCGATGGGCCGAAGCCAACCCCCGCACAGCCGCGGCCGTCATGCAGACGGTGACGGCGCTGCTCGCGCTGCGCATCGGGTTCGGCGCGGTGCAATATGTCGTCGGCGGGCTGTTCGGACCGCTGGCCACGCTCTATCGGTTGTTCGCGCGCGCCCGCGCGGTCAGCCTGTTCGCGCGCATCCTGGGCGGCTTTGTGAATTTCGGGATCCGCGCTGCGCCGCTGCTGACTCGCGCATTCGGCATGATCCGCATCGCGGTCATGTTCCTCGCGCGCGGAATCATGCAGGCCGGTCTGATGCTGCTCGCCAACCCCGTCATCCTCGCCATCACCGCCATCGTCCTGGTCATCGCCGGGGCAGGTTATCTGATCTGGCGACACTGGGACACGATCAAGGGCGCGTTTCAATATGGCCTGCGCTGGTTGAGCGATTCGTGGCAACGGCTGCGGGCGCTGATCATCCGATTTCCCGCCTTGTTCGGCCCGCTCGGCTTTGTTGCGCGCTTTGTCATCCAGAACTGGACCAGCATCAGCGGGGCCTTTCAACAGGGGCTGGCATGGATTCAGGCGCTGATTCCACGCTTTCAGGCGATGGGCCGCGAAATCGTCAACGGCCTGATCGCCGGCATCACCGGCAACCCGCGCGGCGTGTGGAATGCGTTGCGCAACATCGTGATGATGGGGGTCAATAATATCCGCGAATTTCTGGGCATCCGGTCCCCTTCCCGCCTGTTCATGGCCATTGGCGGCCATATGACCGACGGGCTGGCGATCGGCGTTGACCGGGGCGGGCGACGCCCGCTCGACAGCCTGCAACGGCTGGCGGCGGGCATTGCCGGGGGCCTGTCGGCGGGGGCGCTGGTGGCATCCCCCGCTGCAGCAGCGAGCGTCGGCCAGGGGCCGGTTGCAGCGGCACCCGCCATCCATATCGGCCAGGTGACCATCCAGCTGCAGCAATTGCCCGGGGAGGACGTCGGCGCGCTGGCGCAGCGGCTGATGGATGAAATCGCCAGGATCAACCGACGCAACTGGAGGGGTGGTTTTGATGACCGCTGATCAGCCATGAGGATCCCCGGCATCGGCCCGCTGCCCAATCTCGGCAACCTCGGGCGCCTCGGCAATATCCGTTTCACCGGCGGATTGCCTGATATCCGCCGCGCCATCGTCAGCCTGCCGGGATTTCCGGCCATCGCCAACGCGGCGACGGTCGCGGCCCGACTGCGCGCGCTCGCCAACCTCGACATTGACGGCACTGCTGCGGGCGAACGCGTGGCGATGATGGCGCTCGGCATGTTCGCCTTTGGCCTCGACACGCTGGCGTTCGAGGAGATGCAGCGGCGCACAGACTGGCGGCATGCAGGCACCGAGCGCTTTGGTGCGGCACCGGCATGGCAATTTCTGGGCCCGGGCAGCGACACCATCACGCTGCCTGGAACGCTGATCCCCGGCTTTGCCGGATCGGCTGGAGCATTGACGCAGTTGCGCGACATGGCGGCAACGGGCGACGCCTGGCCGCTGGTTGAATCGGGCGGGACCGTGATCGGCCAGTTTGTCATCAAGGGGCTGGACGAACGTCGGACGGTCTTTCTGCCCGGTGGCGCGCCGCGCAAAATCGACTTTGCCGTCGACCTCGAGCGGGTGGACGGCTGAGCCATGGCGTCTGCCCCTCCTGTCGTCGCTGACGTAGGCGTCACGGGTGATGCCTATGTCCAACCGCATGCGGCATGGCGGGTGATGCTGAGCGGGCAGGACCTGACCGAGACAATGCGCCCGCGTCTGATATCGCTGTCGCTGAGCGAGGCACGGGGCGAAGAGGCGGACCGTGTTGACATCATCCTGCATGATGCCGACGGCGGGATGACGCTGCCGCCGCCAGAGGCGATCATCACCATCGCCATCGGCTGGGCCCGCGGCAGCGGGGTCACAACCGGGCTAGTCGATAAGGGCGCTTTTCGCGTTGACGAGGTCAGCTGGGAAGGACCGCCCGACAGCATCCGCATCACTGCCCGAGCGGCCGACCTGACCAGCGGGTTGCGGACGCGGCGCACGGTCAGCTGGGTCGCGCAGACGCTCGGCGGGATCATCACGACGATCGCCGGGCGGCACGGGCTGACAGCGCGGGTTCACGCCAGCCTTTCCGCGATCTCCGTCGCCGCCATGCAGCAGGAGGCAAAGAGCGACATCGCCTTTATCCGCGACCTTGGCCGACGCTATGACGCGGTCGCCACGGTCAAGGACGGCAACCTGATTTTCGCGCCGATCGGCACCGGGACCAGCGTCGGCGGCTCCGCCCTCCCCGCACTCAGCATCAGCCGCAGCGCGGCCAGCCGCTATGGCTGGACCCGCAAGAAACGCGATGAGCATGACGGTGCAGAGGCGAGCTGGCACGATCAGGCCGGGGCACGGCGGCGCACGGTACGGGTCGGCGGCGGCGGGAATCGCCGACGATTGCGCCGGACCTATGCGACCGAGGGTGATGCGCGCGCGGCGGCGGAGGCGGCGGTGCGCCGCGACCGGCGCAACCAGGCCGAAATGGCGATCACGCTGGCGCTGGGCGACGCGGCGGTAGCGGTCGAGCACCCAGCCAGCCTGACTGGATTCAAGGCGGAAATCGACGATGCACACTGGCAAGTCAGCGCCGTGCGCCACGATATCGGCCCAAGCGGATTTACCACCGAGATCAGGCTGGATCTGGGCGAGGGTTGATCAATTGGCGCGGTATTGCGGGCGGTAGACCAACCCGTCACGCACCTCGTCGGGCATGATCAGCCCGCTGGATGCAACCATCAATTCTGTGCCGACCTTTTTGGGTATGGGACCTCTGTACTTATCTGGCCGAGACGCGCCAAAGGCCATAGGCGACGGGCACCATCGCAATCTGGTCATCAGGCACGCGTTCACCATCCTGGTCTATGATGAATTCTCCGTTCGGGTGACGGAGGAAAACAGGACCGCCACGCTTGTCGATACCCGAAGTCATCGGCGCACACATGAAGACGTCACCCGCGGTATCGACGATACCCTTTTCGGCGTTCAGATATTCCTCGTGTGTGAATTTCTGCACGATGAGGACGCTAGGATTGTTGACGCCTCCGTTTCGCCCGAATGTCTCTTTCGGAAGCGCAACAGAGGCAATAATTTTCGAGCGCCGGATTAACCAATCCCGCAGAAACGCCAGCCCCGGGTTGTTCAATATCCCGTCGGGGAGAACCACTCCCATGAAACCACCCGGCTTCAAGAAATTCATCCCTGCCTCAAGGAACAGTTGCTCTGCCGGCATAGACGAGCGTCGGTTTTCTGCGCCCCATTGGGACAACTGATATTGCGCAAGCACATGCGCGTCATCCACTCGCACCTCATCTCCAAACGGCGGGTTGGTAATGACAACGTCCATAGAGCCGAACGGCACCGCCCTACGGGCCTCCTCTGGCCATTCTCCGGGCCTTAGCAATGAACTTGCCCGATGCACGTTTGTTGAGCCGTCACCGTGCATCACCAAGTTCATTTGCGCAGTTCTTACCAAAAACGGATTGATGTCGGTCCCGTATAGGTTCTGTCCGCATATCTGTTTGATGCGCTCCCGGACGGCGATGGTGGGCTCGGAGTTCCCCCGCGCTCTCTCCTGTGCAGTCAACTTGTTCCTCAAATTATCAATCCACGAGACCAAGAAGCCACCGGTGCCGCAACAGCAATCCACTACTTTGATGGTCCCTAAATCGGTCTCAGGAAAATTCTGCATGATGATCTGCACGGTCATGTCGCAAACATTTCTAGGCGTGAAATACTCACCCCTGTCGCCACGAAGATTTGCACCGACTAGCGTCTCATACGCCTCACCTTTCACGTCCGTCGCGCTGTTCAGGATGGATACGAACTGTAGTTCTGCAACCACGTAAGCGGCAACGGACGGCTCTAACTTTATCCTTTCATCCGGCAGGAATATGAAGGGGTAGGCGCGCTTCACGTGCTCGAAGAGCGGTTCGAGCCGATCCTCCAACAACTTCCGCTGACCGCCGATGGATTTCTGTTCTGCCGGTGAGATCGAAAAATCCAGCTCCAAACCACCTTCCTGCTCGTCCCAAGTCTTGCAGAAAATTAGCTTGAGCATCTCGTGAAATGCCTCAGCCTTTTGAAGCCCGCCATTGGCATGAATGTAATTGTGACATCGTCGGAAAATCGACGTAAGTTCATGGACCGTATGCAAATCTGCGCGCTGAGGACGACGAGGTGAGTCATCCCCGTAGCGGGGGATATCTGCCACTTGTGTTATTGAGCCGTCGGCGGTTTTCTCATAGCCGCGCATCTCCTGACCGACCCAAAGGCCATATTTCGCGGTGCAAGCGGACATGTAGCTTATGAGCTGTCCATCACCCTCCTTGGCATCAGACGGCCTAGTGTCATCGCGCTTTGCCTCGATGCAAATCGCAATGTTCTCTTGCTTGTGCTCCTGACCCGAACGGAAAATGGTGAGATCGCACCGCTTTGAGGTTCGCCCCATCTTGATCTTAGTTTCCACACCCACATCGCTCTTTGGATACCCGTAATCCTCTACCAATGTGCGGGCCCAACGCTGCCGCACATTCTCCTCTGGGGTGTCGGGACGAAGGACGCCGGTAATGAAGCATAGAACCTTACCCGGCGGGATTAACGGAACGATATTGCCGTCATGCGCCATTGGAGAGAACCTCGTGCAACCGCTCTGCCGCTGTTTTCGATAGCGCCAGCCCTTCCGCGCGCATGGTATCCGCTTCGTCGGCGAGGTCTGAAATTTGCCTTACAGCGGGTTCTGGCAGGACTGGAACCAAGCATGACCCTACCTGCTCATCGGTTACATGGTCGATCTGCCCTCCATGGGTATGACTCAAAATCTGAATCTGCGCCAATTGCGACGTGAGATACGCTCGCAGGAATCCTCGCTGTTTCGGATTGTGAGGAATGATCCTAACGATGTCGTGGGTGCCTGCACAGCCATCGAGCACCCTAGGAACATCGAAAACTCTTCCGATCGTCCCCGAGCAGGTAACTAGGATCATCCCTTCACGAATGATCAGATTTTCCATCCGCACCTCGGAAGCATGGGATAGGAACCGCTCCTGCGCCGGGGCCCCCAGCGCGAAATAGCTCATCAGGTCAGTGGCATTAATGTAGGGAAGGCCAAATTGCTTGTCCTTCGCCCAGATGCGAGTGAACATGCTAGGCAGCCGGACCTCCGCAAAATCAGATAAAGGGGCTAGCTCAAAACCGAGATCTTGCAGCCGCTTGTTGTTCTCGATTACGATCGGGTCGTAATGCTCGGCGTCCAGTCGGATCTGTCGCTGCCCTACCACATCGGCCAACGGCACCGACCAACCCTTGGGGAGCGTCAGCTCACGGATGAGTGTTGCGTAATCCGGCCTTGCTAGAGCCGCACTGTCCTCCTCTTGCGCCGCGCTGCTGCCGTCAATGGGTTCGATGTTGAGTTTCGGCATATTGGGCCTGTCGTTGAAGGGAGCATACGGATTGGTGGTCATTGCTGGATCCGTCAGCGGATGTTGAACCGCGGAACGAAACCGGGTGCCGTTGCGTCGGGGCCGACGCCACCGCGCATTGGACCGACCGTGCACGACGCCGGGACAAAACTGCCGGCAAAGGAAAGCAACTGCTCCTCCTCGCTGCCCAAGGCGGCCCGCACCCGCAAAACGGCTGTCTGCTCCCCGCGATTCGTGACCACATTGAAGTCCTCAATCCGCACCCCGCGGACCTGTTGGCTCGCCAGCCCGGCATAGATCCGGCGAACAAGGTCTGACGCAAAACCGCGATTGCGGTGTCGGCAAATGTCACGTGGCGCCGGCAGGAACATGTCGGGTGCATCAAAATAATAGCTGGTCGGTTCCGCGACAGACGCTGATGGCGGCTCACTTTCGGCCGCGTCGCATCCTGCGAGCAGGAGGAAGAGAGGGGCGAATTTCTTCACATGCCCCGCAATGCCAGGACGACCCGGCCGATCACGAACATTTCCCCATCGACGGCGATCTCCGGCTCGATGACCGGATTGTCGCTCATGATCTTGTAGCTGCCATCGGGCATGGCCCGCACCCGTTTGATCATGCCGATGTCGCCGTAGGCGATCGCCCAGATCTTGTCTTGACGGTTAATCGTGGACTGGCTGCGATCGATCAGCACGATGTCATGGTCGCTGATCGTCGGCGACATACTATCGCCGTCGCCGCGGGCAAAGACCAACATGGACAGGTCGGCGCTCGTGAAGGGGCGGATCATCGATTCAGGAAAATGCACGATTGATTCCTGCACTTCCTGCTCATTCAGATAGGTTCCGCCCATCCCCAGCGCCAGGTCGATTTCAGGAACCTCCACCAGACCCAGCTGGTCGGCCACGGCAGCGACGCTGGGCACAGGCACCGCACCCAGCGACGGATCATCGGTCTCTCCAGTCAGATAGGCTGGTGTTGTGTCGAGCTCGAACGCAACGCGATGCAGGTGTTTGCTGCCAAATTGTTCGCCGGTCGCCAAGCGGGCAATCGTCGGCTGACTGACCCCGATACGTCGGGCCATTTCGCTCTGCGAAAGGCCCAATTCCTCGAGCCTTTGCTTGAATCGGACGGGGTCTACAGGCGACGGTTTGCTCATCGCGCCCACTTAATACGCATCCGTATAGACTGCATTGCACGTTTTCCTATTGACGCAGCTATAGGTAAACGTATAGCCATGGCCCATGGACAACAGAATGACCCGATTCGAAGCGCTGATTGCCTGCCGGGAAGCGGCTGGCAGCGAGAGCCAAATGGCCCGCGACCTCGATGTCAGCCAACCAACAGTGTGGCGCTGGATAAACCAGTCGAAACAACTTCCTGCCGAGCATGTCCTCACGGCCGAGCGGCTCTATTATGTCTCGCGCCACGACCTGCGGCCCGACATATACCCGCGCGACTATCCGCCGGCGCCCGATGCGCGATTTTACGGCGTCGACCGCGACGCCCGGCGGGTCGCATGATGGCCCCCTCCCCCATGGTTCGATCGGCCTATCAGAGACCGAGAGTGGCGTCAGCCGGTAAATCCGGCGACTTCACCGGCAAAGCGCAGGGCGCACGGATATGTCTCGTCTGCGGGTGCACCGAGACGACAGCATGCATCGACGATCGCGGGCCTTGCTTGTGGGCAGGGCAAGCGCTTTGCAGCCATTGCGCCGACGCCAACCCCAGCGCCAAGCTGTGCGCACACATCCTCACCTATGCCCATGGCCGGTCCGAGATCGGGCTGGCGACCCTCGCGCAACATCTGCTCGGGCGGGGCCATGCCGATGAGCGCATCGGCGGCAAGATCGCCACTGTGCTCCGCACGTTGAACTGGATGCGCGACGGCTGGCTGGCAATGCCGGATGGGCCCACGCCCCGCTGGGTGCGGAGGTACAGCGCATGACCGCCGTGCCGCCGCCCGCCCGCCGCTTTTATACCAGCCAGGACAGCCAGGTCGTCGACATGAACGACGATCCCGACTTTGCCACGGAGCCGGTCGCGGTCGATATTGATGGCCTCCTCTATCAGCCAGCCGATGAATTTGCGGTCGCGCGCGATCCGGACAAGGGAGCAATCATCCTCATGCTGCGCGAAGACCAGCGGATGGTCGTGTATGTGACCGCGGCGATGCAGCGTGACCTCATCGCCGAATTTACGCGCATTGCCGACAGCATCGAATCCGAAGCGGAGACCTTGGCGCGCGAGGCGCTGGAAAGGGCTGGGCGGATATCATGACCGGGCCGCGAACAATTTCCCTGCCGCCCGAGGCGCAGCAACTGAAGCAGGCGAGCCGCGACCTCGTTCGCGCTGCCGGCGGCCAAGACGCCGCCGCCGAGCAGACTGGCTCAAGGCAACAGCGGATGAGCGATGTAGGACTGCGCAATACCAGCGATTTCCTGCGCATCGATGAGGTTGCTGCACTGGAGGACGTGACTCACGGCACGATCGGTCACCCAGTCGTGACGCGGCTACTGGCCCGTCGCCAGGGCTATACGCTGTTGCGGCAACCAGATGCCCCGCCAGCGGGCGCTGACCTGATCAAGCTGGTCGCCGAAGGGGCGAAGGAAAATGGCGATGTCGCCAGCGCCATACTCACCAGCCTCGCCGATGACGGGCGCATCGACGCCGCTGAACAGGCGCGCATTCTGTGCCGGATCGACGAACAGGTCGACGTCGCGATGCGGCTGCGCGCCACCGTGGCGATGATCGAAACCGAAGGGGGGCGATGATGGCTGACAGTCCGGGCGGCGGCGGTCGCAAATTCGCCGCCGGAAACAAGTTATCGCGGTCCGGCACAACGGCCCGATGCCCGCATTGCGAAAGCCCAGGCATTGTCCGGACATCGACGGAGATGACGATTCTGTGTCGCGACGTCTATTTCATCTGTTCCAACGTCGAGTGTGGCCATAGCTGGAAAGCCCAGCTGTCATTCGTTCACACCATCGGCCGACCCGCCAACCCCCGACCGGACCTCCACCTGCCAGTGAGTCCGGAGCCAGCTCGGCGTCACCATAAACAGGGAGCCGATCCGCCCGCAGCTGAGCAAGACGCCGCCTGAACGGTACGACCTAACGCCCCGCATCCTCCCAAACGATCCGGACCATAATTCCGGAAACGCCCCTCGCTTGCCCTCATCAGGAATGCCCGACCATCATGGATCACAGCCTGCAATCAGAATTGCTGTCGGCGCTGACGCGAGAATTCGCCTTTCAGACTGAGGGCGAATGGCTGCGCAAGGGGCGCTGTCCAGACTGCGGCAAAAAGGAGCTCTATGCCCACGGCATCACCCCCCGCATGTTGAAATGCGGGCGGCTCAACCGCTGCGGCTTTGAACAATCGGTCCGCGACTATTTCCCCGAAATATTCGACGACTGGTCCAAGCGTTTCCGCTCGACGGAGAGCGACCCAAACGCCGCGGCCGATGCCTATCTGCAGCATGCCCGGGGATTTGACCTGCTCGGCTTGCGTGGGTGCTACAGTCAGGAAACCTATCGCGATCAGGGTCGCGATATCGCCAGCGCGACGATCCGCTTTCCGCTGCCCGGCGGCAGCTGGTGGGAACGGATCATCGACCAGCCAGGGCGGTTCGATCGCAAGGCGCGCTTTGCGCCGGGAAAATCCTATCAGGGTCAATGCTGGTCGCCACCCGACCTTGATATGGCGAAGCTGGCGGCTTCCACCAGCATCTGGATTGCGGAGGGTATTTTCGACGCCCTCTCCCTGCGCGCCGCCGGCCTGACCGCCGTGTCGGCGATGACGGTCAACAATTGGCCAACCGTCTTCCTTGCCGACCTGCGAAAGGCGGTCGCCGACGGCCCGACGCCGACGCATTTTCCAGAGCTTGTCTTTGCCTTTGACGTCGGAGCAGCGGGCCTCGAATATACGCGCAAGTTCGTGGCGAGGGCGCGGGCCGAGGCGTGGGTGGCAACGGCCGCGCAAGTTCGTCCGGATCCTGATGGGGTCAAGCTCGACTGGAACGACCTGTTCCTGCGAGACCGGCTGACGCCCGACCAGATCGAAGAATATTTGTGGAACGGACGCGTCGCCATTGCGCCCAACGCGACAGAGAAGGCCTGTCTTCTCTATGAGCGGCGCAAATGGACCGGATTTTCCTTCACCCATGATGCGCGCACCTGGTGGGCGACATTTAATCCCGCGCGCATTTCAGAGGTCATGGTCAAAGAAGGGATCACCGAACGGGCAGCCACAAGAGGCTGCGCCGAGGTCCATGAAATTGCCAACTGCTCATTCCGCACCCTGTATCGCGAACGCGATGAGGTCATCGACGACACTGCCTATTATTTGCGTATCGATTTCCCGGGCAAGCACCCGACTGCGAAGGGCCGCTTTTCGTCGGCCCAACTGACCGCGGCGCCCGAGTTCAAAAAGCGGCTGTTCGCCTTTGGCGGCATGTTCACTGGCACAACCGGTCAGCTCGACCGGCTGATGCAGGTGCAGACGCGCGAGCTCAAGACCGTGACCCCCGTCGAATTCACCGGTTACAGTCGGGAGCACGGAGCATGGCTGCTCGGCGACATTGCGGTGCGCAACGGCCGTGTCCATCATCTGAACGACGAAGATTATTTTGACTTCGGCAAGGTCGCGGTCAAGCTGCGATCAGCCGAGCGGCTGCTCGATATCAGCTACGACGGTGAAAAGCTCGACACGGCCTGGCTGAATAATCTGTGGGCCTGCTATGGGCCAAAGGGGCTGGTCGTCCTGGCATTCTGGACCGCGAGCTTCTTCGCCGAACAGATCCGCGCACAGCACAAAAGCCTCGGCTTTCTGCAAATTGTCGGTGAGCCTGGCAGCGGAAAATCAACACTGATCGAGTTCAACTGGCGGCTCTGCGGCCGCGACTCTTATGAAGGCTTCGACCCGACCAAGGCGACCAACGCGGCTATCGCCCGTAATTTGGGGAAAGTAGCGGGCATGCCGGTCGTCCTGATCGAGGGTGACCGGGACAAGGATGTTCCGCATTCCAAGCGGTTCGAATGGGACGAGCTGAAGACTGCCTATAATGGCCGCGCCGTTCGGTCGCGGGGCGTCCGCAACAGCGGCATGGAAACCTATGACCCCCCGTTCAGAGGCGCGATCATCATCGCCCAGAACGACCCCGTTGATGCCAGCCCGGCGCTTCTCGAGCGGATCATGTCGATCACAGTCGACAAGGGCGGCTGGTCACCTGCGACCAAGAAGGCCGCCGAGGAAATTGAGCGTTGGCCACTAGAGCCCCTATCAAACTTCATCGTCCACATCACCAGGGCCGAGGACAGCTGGCTGGAAAGCTATGCCAGACGATATGACTATCATCAGGCGTCCCTGCCCGAGCAGACTGGAATCAATCATCAGAGACTGACGAAAAATCATGCCCAGCTGGCTGCAGCGCTGGATGCGCTGTCCGCACTGATCGAGATGCCCGACCATTGGGTCGAGGCGGCGCACGGCCAGATCGAAAAGATGGTTCAGGAGCGTCATGTCGCCATCAGCAGCGATCATCCGATCGTCGCGCGCTTTTGGGAGACGTTCGACTGGATCGTGGCGAACGAGAATTTTTCGACCGAACGGCCGATCAACCTGTCGCGAAAACCCGACGACACGATCGCGGTCAACCTCAACCATTTCGAGGAACGCTGTCGGTACCGCGGCCTCAGCCATCCGCCGATCGACGACCTCAAAAAGCATCTGCGCGGGTCCCGCTCGCGCCGGTTCGTTGCCGCCAAAAACGTCAACACCTGTCTCGACGACAAGGTCATGCACTGTTGGGTGTTCCAGCAGCCATCGGCCCAGCGTCATGCCTGAAGGAGCCTGTAATGCATCAGCCACACACCAGTGAGTTCCAGCCAGCCATCTATCAGTGTGCCGACTGTGAGGTCGAACATAATGGCAGCAGGACCTCGTTGCCTAAGGGCTGGGATAGGGTCCGCGATCCGCAGAGCGGCCGCGTCAGCGTCCGCTGCCCCGACTGCCTGGAGCGCATCGAGCGGGATTATGCGGCGGCAAGAGAGGCGCTCGGCATCGGCAAGGTGACCTGCCGGGTGTCCAGGCCATCGGGCTGGACCATGGGGATCGCGGCCGCCGCCTTTCGGGGTCAGCTGGCATGATCGCGCTGTTCACCGAGGCCACCCTGGCCGACCACGTCGCGGCGACAATTAATAGCGCCGCTTGCGTCGCCATCATCCTGCTCGCCCGCTTTATCATGAAGGCAGCACGTCGATGAGCATCAACTGCGCGCGCTGCGACGGTGCCGGCACCGGCACCATCGACGCGCTTCCCCAAGGGTGGGAGCTCCACACCAGCGGGGCGATGGGCACACGCTATGCAATCTGCGCCGGCTGTGTGGATTCCGCCGACGGAAAGTCGATCAGGGCCGCCTCCGGTACGTCTGCGGCGGACGACAGACTCCGCCTGTTCATAGAACGCGTCGAACGGCTCGAAGAGGAAAAGCGCGGAATCAGCGATGACATCCGGGACGTATATTCGGAGGCAAAATCCGTAGGATATGACGCAACAATGATGCGCGAAGTCGTCCGGCTGCGCCGCATGTCGCCGCACGACCGGGCGGAGCGGGACGCGATCCTCGACACCTATCGCGCGGCGATGGGGCTGTGACCGTGCCGACACCGCAGCAACAATATCTGATCGGCATCTGCCTCCTGATTCTCGCCGGGGCAGCGATCGGCGACGGCGATTGGCCGGTGATCCTGATCATGTTTCTCGCCGGCCTGTGGCTGTGTCTTCGCAACAGGGGGCAGATGTGAGCGCCACCGATCAGCAGCTCGCCTATCGCGTCCGTATTTTACCGACCCAGCTTGAGCGCGCGCGGGCGCGCGTCCGTCAGCTGGAGGCCGAGGCCGCCCGCTACCGCATGTTTGATCTGATCGGAAAGGCAGGGGATAGCATATGATGCACCACCGCATTCACGAAATTGACGACGTCGATGTCGCACTGGTTACAACCAGGGCCGTTGAAATCGTCCTCCAAAAACGCATCGAGCAGGTTCGGATCCATGGGCATGATTCGGCAGCCGACGACGTGGCGGGGCCGCACGACCTGATCGCTAATGCTCGCCGCCGTTTGCGCGATGCTTTCCGCGAAGCAGACCTGCTCCAGAGCGAGGCCCTGGACATGACGATCGGCGACCTGCGCCGAACCGACGGCCACCGCCGGGACGTTTTGCTGAACCGCCTCGCTACATCGGCGGCTCTCGTCATTGCCGCCATGGAGGCGATCCAGCGCCTGGCGGCACATCCTGACAAGGAGCACGGCCGATGACCGGTAGAACTCACCTGACACCGCAGGAACGCGACGTCGCGCGCTACCTCAAGGAAGGCAAATGTCCGTCAACCGTTCCGGGCCGATTTGGCATCAGCCCGGTCCAGGCTGAGCGCATGGTCGATCGCATCAGCGAGGCCCAGCAGCTGACGATCGATCACTCGATCAGGGCCGCAACCAACCAACTCGGCGCCGCTTGCCACGCCTACTGGCACCGCCGCCTCAATCTCGAAAGGGCTATATCATGACCGGAAGACGATCACGAAACCTCGCGCACGGGATGACCGAGCTCGAAACGGAGGTGATGGATCGCTGGGACGACGGCCAGTCCAAGCAAGCCATCAGTGCCGCGCTCGGCATCAGAAAGAGCCGGGTTGACGACATCGTCGCAAACTTCAGCGAGGCCGAGGAAACGCGACTTTGCCACGCGTCGATACGGGCAGCCACCGCGCAGCTGGGCCGGGCGTGTGAGGCCTATCGCAACAGGATCCAGACGATCGGCCTCGGCGGACCGCAGACCGCAGGAATAGCGGTATGACTGACCTCCACCCCGCAATTACAATCCTGTTCGCGGTGATCTGTTTGATCATCGCCTGCGCATGCGGCAGCCGCAACAGGGTCGTGGGGCTGCTCCTCTGGGCAGCGCTGGCGGTCGCCATCGTCGCCATCGCGGCAACGAGGTTCGCATGACCCGCTATGCTTCCGAAACCAAGGTCTCGAGCGCACAGTCGCGCGCTGAGATCGAACACACACTGTCCCGCTATGGAGCCGATGGCTTCATGTATGGATACCAGGGCGAGCGCGCGATCGTCGCGTTCCGGATGAAAGAGCGGCAGATCCGCTTCATCCTGACACTGCCCGACAAGGCGGATGAGGAGTTCCATATCTATATGCGGGGCAGCACCCGCTATCAGCGCGAGCGGCATGTGGCGGAAGGCCTCTGGGAAAAGGCCTGCCGGCAGCGCTGGCGGGCATTGGCGCTGGTTATCAAGGCCAAGCTTGAGGCTGTCGAATGCGGAATCAGCGAGCTCGAGGACGAATTCCTCGCCAACATCGTCCTGCCCGACGGATCGACCGTCGGCGATCGCGCGAAGGAAAGCATCGCCATTGCTTATGCCAGCGGCACCATGCCGCCGATGCTGCCTGATTTTTCGGGAGGCAAGTGATGGGGACCCGCAATCCCCGCTGGAGCGAACAGGAAATTGCCACGCTCCGCGCCGTCTATCCCGATGGCGGCATGCCCGCCGCCATGGCTTCGCTGCCGGGGCGGCCGCGGCAAGCCATCTATGTCAAGGCAAACCGGTTGGGTCTTCACACGGAACACCGCCCGAATGCGCCTGAACTGGCCTTGCATGGCGAGCAGCTGCAGCAGGCCATGGATCTGCGCGCCCAGGGCTGGGGGTGCGAGCGCATCGGCAAGCATTTCGGGATGGCCGAAGTGACTGTTTCGAATGCTGTCATCATCGAAGAAGGGAGGCGCAAAGGCTACACGCATCTTCCGCGCGATCCAAAGGGCCAGCTCCTGCCGGTGTCGATCGAGGCGCTTCGCCTGGCGATGCGCAAGGGATGGAAGTCCCGCGACATTCAGGAGCGCTGCGGCGTGTCGGCCGCATGCGTCGCCGAGCAACGGCGCCGGTACCAGCGCGACCTGAAGGCACGGGGAAAAGCCGCCCTTCCGCCCCCGGGTGGCGGACAGGCCTATTCTGGAAAGCGTGTTTCCCGCGCCGATCGGCAGCGGGTTGAGCAGCTCTATATGGAAGGGTTGGGTGCCGCAAAGATCGTCGAACGGACCGGTGTTTCTCGCACGACCGTGCAGCGCATCCGGCAGAATCTGGTCAAGCGCCTTCGCCGCAAGGGAGAGGAGCTGCCCGGCTGCGATGCAAGCGGCCGTCGTCACACGCAAGCGGAGTCCGCCCGCTTCATACCGCCCGAGTTGATTGACCAGCTCCGCGCGAAGATCCTCGCGGGCGAGCCCGTCATCCGCGGAGCCAATGAACTCGGCATCGGCGGATCCTCTGCATACAAGATCCGCGATGCACTCCGGGCCGAACTTGAGGCCCGCGGTGAAAGCCTGCCAGATCCTGTCCGACCTGGGCGGGTCCGGTCCGCGCGCCATCCTTCACGCACCGCCAGATGGCTTCCGACAGGCGCGAAGCACATTTATCGCTACCGCCAGCTGCTGGCCACCATGCCCCCCGATCAGGCCAAGGCTGCCATGCTTGCCGAGATCGAGCAGGCCGAGGCAGCCAATCGCGCTGCTCGCCAGGCCGAAGCGGCGAGGCCGCTCACTTTTGAGGAGCAGCTCGAGCGCGTCCGGACCGGTCGGGCAACCATTGTCGCCAACATCCCCATGCCAACCCGCGCCCTGCCGGACATGACCCTCGGCGGCGTAGCAACAGGACAGCTCGCATGAGAATGCTCCCCATAATATTCAGCGGGCCGATGGTCCGGGCCATCCTCGACGGTCGCAAGACGCAGACGCGACGGCTTCTCCGCAGCCCCGAGTATTTCGGATGCCCGACTGGCGATTGCCCGCACAACTATCAGCGGGAATGTGATGAGTTCATGGCGTCCCTGCCAAGCGAAGACACCGGATTCGCGATCGGCGACCGGCTCTATGTCCGCGAGGCATATTACCAGTTCGGCTTTTGGGAGCCGATCGAGGGTCAGCAAACGAAGCAAGGGCGCCAGAAATGGCGGTTTGTCGGCGCTGCCGACCGCGTGCAATTTGAGGAGCCGCCGAGTTACCGCAAGGGGCGTCACCACAACGACCCTTCAACGCCCGCATGGCACAAGCGCCTGCCCCGCTTCATGCCTAGGAACCTGTCCCGCCTGACCTTGACCGTGGCGGACGTTCGCGTGGAGCGGTTGCAGGCGATCAGCGAGGATGATGCGATGGCGGAAGGCATCATCGAGTTTGAACCGACCGACGAGGATCCAGCCGAATTTTCTTATCGGGACGGCGGCGACATTTGGAACAATCCGCGCTCCGCATTCCGCGCCCTCTGGAACAGCATCAACGGCCCGACCGCATGGGATGAAAACCCTTGGGTGGTCGCCCTCACCTTCACCGTTGAGCAGGGGAACATCGACGCATGATCCGCCTCCTATGCTTGATTGGCCTGCATTGCCACCACCCAACCGCTGCCATCCTTGAACGCCACCGGATCAGCAAGCTCATCTGCAGTCGGTGCGGCAAGCGCAAATGGTGGAGAGTTCGATGAGCCGCGCCGAGCTGACCAACCTCATCTACGCCCAGCGCCAGCCTTGGGACTGGTATGTCGAAGAGCAGTGGGTCACCCACCGGCTGATCGACACCATCCACCTCGAGGATGATGTCACCTATCTCGATCCCTGCTGCGGCATGGGCAACATCCCCACAGCGCTGGCGGCGCGCGGGCTAAAGGCCTTCGGCACCGATATCGTGCCGCGCACAGACGCCCCGCTCTTTCTCGGCCAGCATGACTGGCTGGGCGACCAACGCCACATGCTCGAGGCAGAGGGCAAGCTGTCGATCGTCTTCAACCCGCCTTACAGTCGGCAGGACGGTCGGCTCGTGCGCGGCCTCGCCGAAAGGGTGATCCGGCGAGCGCTGGATGTGGCGACCCACAAGGTCTGTGCACTGCTGCCGATCAAATGGCTGGCCAGCAAAGGTCGACACCAGCTGTTCGAACAGGACCATCGCCCGACCGGCATCTGGATCCTGTGCGAACGCCCCTCAATGCCGCCGGGCAATCTCATCGAGGATATGGGCGATCGCGCATTCAGCGACGGCAAGGTCGATTACATGTGGGTGGTCTGGGACAAACACTTCCCCGTCCTGCCATACACGCCGACCAACTGGATAGCACCGAGGCCCGGAAAGTGACCAGGCGCTGCAGATGAAACTGGCCAAGCATCCTGTTGCTGCCAACGATCGCGCCGACTGTATGGCGCGCTCTTTGGCGCGCAGGCTGTTTCGTGAAAGAATGGCCATCATCGAATCAGCTACGGATCCACGCAATGACCCGCGCAGCCATATATGCCCGCTTCTCGAGCGACCGTCAGAATGAGCGATCAGTCGATGACCAGGTGCGCCTGTGCAGCGAACGGATAGCGCGCGAGGGGTGGGAACAGGGTCCTGTTTTCGCCGACTATGCGATCAGTGGGGCAACCCGCGATCGGCCCGGTCTTAACTCCCTGCTCGACAGGGCGAATGGCTTTGACGTCCTGGTTACCGAATCTCTGGACCGGCTGAGCCGGGATCAGGAGGATATCGCCGCCATCTTCAAGCGGTTGCGCTTTGCCGGGGCATCGATCCACACCCTGTCCGATGGAGAGGTGTCGGAGATCCACATCGGCCTGCGCGGCACCATGTCGGCCATGTTTCTCGCGGATCTTGGTGAGAAGACAAGGCGCGGCCAGATCGGCAACGTCCACGCCGGCAGGATCCCCGGTGGGCGAAGCTACGGATACGCCCCCGCCCATCGCGTCAATTCCCGTGGCCAGATGGAGCGCGGCTGGGTAGAGATCGACCAGGAACAGGCGGCGATCGTCCGGCGCATCTTTGCCGAGTACCTCGCCGGCAGAAGCCCACGCGCCATCGCCTCCTCACTCAACGATGAGGCTGTCCCTGCACCCCGCGGTGCTCTGTGGCGCGCGTCCACTATCACCGGCAGCCGCGCCCGCCGCAACGGCATCCTCAACAATGAGCTGTATGTCGGCCGCATTGTCTTCAATCGGCAGCGTTTTGAAAAGGATCCCGGAACCCGCCGGCGCATTTCGCGCCTCAACCCGGCTGATCAATGGGTGGTGCACCAAGTCGGGGATCTGCGGATCATCGATCAGACAACATGGGAAGCCGTTGCCGATCGGCTATCGCGAAACAGCTTCACCCGGCCAGATCAACAGCGGCGGCCGCGGCGCCTTCTCTCTGGACTGGTCGAATGCGGCCTGTGCCAGGGCCCGGTCAACGTTATCGGTGCAGAACGCTGGGGCTGCGCCCGCCACCGCGACACCGGCCAATGCGACAACAACCGGACGATCAGCACCCGCCGGCTCGAGGGAAGGGTCATCGCCGCTCTGCAGCAGCGCATGCTGGCGCCTGACTTGGTCGAGGCGTACATCGATGAATGGCGGATCCTGACCGAAGAGTGGGAACGTGAACGCGAGAAGGAGCTCCGCAAATGGCAGCGCCAGCTCGACAAGGTTGAAGGGCGGATCAATCGGCTCCTCGATGCGATCGCCGATGGCATCGGCGATCAGGATATGACCAGGCAAAAGCTCGTCGACTTCTATGATGAGCGGGACGGCCTGCGAGCCAGCATTGCAGATCGGCAGGCTGCCAAGGCGATCAGTATCCACCCGGCTGTCGCGTCAGACTATGCGCGCGCCGTCGACCAGCTGCAGCGGCACATCGCTGAGAACACGGCCGATGCGGATATGTTCCGCAACACACTGCGGCCCCATATCGGCAAGGTTGTGATGTTGCCGGCGGAAGGCGGCCGCGGCGCGGCTCTCGAGCTGCACGGAGTCCTAGCCGAAATCTTGCGCTTCGGCGTGGCCAACGGCCCTGAGGGCCAATCTGGCAATTGTATGCCAACGGTGGTTGCGGGGGCAGGATTTGAACCTGCGAC